TCCTACTAGACAAGCCGATAACAAAGAGCAGTTTATAGAAAATTTAATTCAAGAATATAATAATGCATGTGGTCATTTGTTTGAAATAAACAGAAGTGACATATCAGAAATAAAGGAGGAAGCATGACAGACTTAATAAATATTACGCAAGAAAGAAGTATTAAACAAACAGCAATCGATCAAGGTGAGCGACAAAATGAAATTAAAATGGATGCTATCAAAATTATTCGTCATGTAATTGAGGGTTACTTTGAAGATTGCATTAGCACTGACTTCGAATACCAAAAAGAAATCGAAGAAGCATTTAAAACATTAATCAAGGAGGCAAAATGAAAGTTAAAGAATTAATAAAAAAACTAAAATCTTGTAATCAAAATAAAGATTTAAGATTTTATTATTTAGAAAATAATAATTTAAATGGTTGTCAGTATGAAACAATAATTGAAGTTGATGAACAAGTAGAATTGACAATTCAAAATGACAAAGAAAGCGAGGAACAATGAAAACTTTTAAACAAAGAGTTGAGCAATTAAAAACCAAAGGTCATGGTGAGGGTAAATATTTACTTCAAGCTATTCCTAATAATGAGGAAGGTATAGCCTTTGTTAAATCGTTTCGTAAATATCTAAATAGAGATTATTGGGAACATTATACACAAGGTAGAATGGATAAAGGTAGTTGGTCGCATTCAGTTAATTCTAGTAATGCTGATCATTTAGTTTTGTATGCAAAGCCTAAAGAGGAAGAATATTTCCGTCAAGTTGAGCAATCAGTAAATTCTAAATTACTTGATGAAACCAAATTAAAAAGACACCAAGTAAATCTTTTAGAGCAAAAAATCTTTTTAATAACTAAAGAGTTAGAAAAATTAAAATAATGGAATTTCACATAGCCCAAATTTTAATTTTTTTACCAACACTAGGTATAATTTACGGTGTTTGGATTATTTCATCCGCCATCGCAGATCATTTTATTAATAATAACGAGAGGAACCAAGACCATGAATAATTTTAAAATAGAAATAATAGAACGTATGTATAACAACGCTACGGAAGACCAAAGGAAAATAATGAAAAATGATATGGAGGATAAACTTCATAATGATAAAGGATTTAGATCTAACGTACATGCTGACGGAGAATTAATCATTGAGGATTATGTTTTTTATTCAGCTAAAATTTCTAATGGTGACCAAGTTTGGTATACCGATCAGAGTTTCTTACAACGTGCTTCTTTAATGGAGAACCTTGAATATCAATTACAAAGAATTGAACGTGGTCAAGAGCCAACATTTTTTGAGCAAGTTGAACCTAGACTAACGGTGGTTAAATGAAGTCACAAAAAAATAAAACTGAAATCGATATGATCTGTAAAAGAAAATACCGACATACCAATTGGGCAATCAAAGGCACTTGTACTTATGAAGAATTGCAAGTGAATAAGATTGCTCATGTAGATGATGAAGAAGGCATAATTTATTTCAAAGATAAGGAATTTAATGTTTCGAGGTCAATATTATGAAATTTTTCTCACATAAGTCATCGAGGATCAGCAATTTTGGTTGGGGGTTAGTGTTAGTACCCCTCCCAAATAAGAGAATTAGTGCTAAGATTGCTAATTCGCCTTTAAAGAAAAAAAAACTAACAGTAACTAAGGTGAAAGGAAAAAAGAATGAAAAATCTAAAACAAATTCGTAGCGTGTTAACTAATAATTATCACGGCATGAAATTAACCGACAAGGATTTATATGTAAAAGGTAATTACTTGTTTGTTGAAAATGATAATGAGATTTATCAATATAGCTACCCAACCAATGAATATTTTGAAGCTATTAATAGTTGGATTAATTTTACCGATTTGAGTTTAAAAAATTGGGTAGAGTTTCATGTTGCTACTCAAAAAAATAGTGGAGGTATAATGCAATGAATGAAAATGAAATTGATAAATTAAGAGATGATCACACTTATACTAATATCACTAGTTACTCGATAACTTTTTGTCGCATGGATAGTGACGGTAATATGCTAAAAGATGATGACGGCAAGGTTATACAATATCATGCCGATAATCTAATATGTGATGATTTATCTGAGGGTTTAGAACTAGATGATTTGGAGGAGGTATAATGGAATTAGTTAATATTAGACACTATAAAGGCTATCACATAAAAGTTTATAAACAAAAAGCAGATAAAGAATATCTAGCTTGGCATACTTTAACCGATGATGAACAAGATACGGTAGATTTTCCATATAATAGCTATGGAACTAGAGCATATGCAGTTCATGATTTACTAGGTCGAATGTTAGAGTGTGATTTTAAATGTATGAGTGAAGATAGTTGTTGTTTCGAAAATGCAGAAAATGAAATTGACATTTTAGTAGAGGAGAACGTATGGAAGAAGTAATTATTCAATCGATCTTAATTATACTAATTTTCTTATTTTAGATACCTAAAGCCGAGCAGAGAGCATTCATGCCTTTTTTGAGGTTGTGAAGCTGCTTTCTGTGTAGGCTAGGGCTATTAATTAAGGCAAGTGGCATAATATCGTAAATACAAATCTTATCGACCGCTACTTGGATAATGGAACCACAATCAAGCAAAGAATTCTTAGCGTGGTCATATCTAGAACGAACTCGGATCTCAGTTTCCTCATCAATCAAGCCAAGACCTCTTGAGCTGCCGATCAAGTCTGCGGTATTGGGGTGAACTGAACCAAAGATTTTACGTCTTAGATTGCAGTATTGTTGACCAGCTTTTAAATGATACTCATTAATCAAACCACGAGCAAAAAGTACCCCAATTGCAGATTCCGCAAAGCTAGGATCGCCAGGGCCAACCAACAAAGCTCTTTTTAATTGTAGCTCTGGCGTACCTATATCTCGGCCAGGAACAAACTTCTTTTTGGTTTTTTTGTTTTTCTTTTTTTTCATAATTGCCTTTTCCATGTTATCAGAGAGGCGCTAAAATTTTTATTTTAGCACTCTCTTATTTATAAGAGGAACATCTTACCATCTTAAATTCGTTATATATTTCAACGACTTAAAGATGTTCACGCCTAAACTTTCAATGATCATCTTAACGCTCCGAATTCGTTAGTAAATTCAACGAGTTAAGACCATTTAAGATGTTCATGGACATCTTAAATTTGCCAACTTTTAAGATGTTCAGATCATCTTGAACCCCAAATCCTGAATGGCTATTCAAAATCATACTCACTCACCATCCATTTTACATTGCCTTTTGGATCCAGCTCTTCTCCTCCAACTGGCTGAACTTCTCCCGTGCCACCGTTAACAAAATGGGTTGGTCGAATAGTCATATTGGCTTTGATACCCTTGGTAGCATTGTCCCAAACAGGCATATCTTTGATACATAGAAACTTACCGCCTTTGATAATTTTCTCACCAACTTGCTCTCCGTCAAACAACATAATCCACCCTTGGGTCAGTAAGGTTGACAGATTTCGCTTGATAGTAGACGCTCCACCCAGACGATATTTGTCTGAAAATTTCAACGCAAATTGATTTTTATTGTAATATTTACCCTTACTTGCTTCTCGAAATAGCAACCCTAGGCACTTATTGACTTGATTAAATCGATCCATACTCATGTCATCCGTGATATTTACACCAGAATCTCGATCAAATGCGTCACCACGATCACACATATGACCGTCATTATAGAAAACAGTCATTGGTTTTGGCTCCATAACTGCTCGTGTTTGGAAAAATAGTCTACGATCTTGCGTATCTTCGCTTGTTTTCGTGATAAATAAGCCCACATCATACGACCCTTGGATAGCTGAAGCCCCACGAATTGCGAGGAATGGGTTCTCCATCATCTGATTTCGATTAACTTTGTTCGAGTGATGAATAAGAATGATAGCAGCTTTAGGATTAATTTGATCTCGTAAGACCCAAAGCCGATCTCGAATAAACTTCATGATCTCCACGTTAGAATTCTCATCGTCACCCGCGAAGATATTAGATAATGGATCAAAGATAATGACTTGGGGTAAATCATTACCGCAGCTTCGATCGACCCAATCTTTAACATCCTTAGAACCTTCGTCATCTAACACTTTAGTAAATCGATAAGTGAATTTAACATTGCGTTTCAACAATGCTTTCTCGGCCGGGTTGACTTTCACGGCTCTTAATCTTGCTGAGAGCTGGGCTTTTGACATCTCTGCTTGAACGACTACCACTTGTTGCGGTATTGGTACATCAAAACGGTTGAGTAATTTATTTCCAGTGCCGATACAATATGCCATTTCTTGCATGAGTAATGATTTTTGCGATTTCGGTGGCCCAGCGATAACCATAAACTCACCCTCACGCAACAATCCTTCAATGATTTCTGGTGGGAGTGGAGTATCGTCATCCACAATATCCGCCCAATCGTCACCGTCTAATGCAACTTGCTCTTTTTTAACTTTAGGCGCTCCATGTTTGTCGTAATGAATTTGAAAAATACGATCAAAATCTTTTTTAACTCGTTCTAATTCCCATGGTGGATTGACTTTGGTTTGGTTGTAACCAACTACATCATCCCATGCTTCTTTTAATGTCCAATGACCTTCGAAGTGTCGAGTTAAACTCCACCCAATCGCTCGACCCATAGCTTCAAATCTAGTTTCGCCTGCTTCTGCACCTTCGTATACTTGCTCAGTATAAAAATCTTGCATCGGAGTTTTTTTATCACCTAAAGTTTTTTCATTAACTTGTATCCCTGGCATGATTGCCATGTTGTTAACGCTATCAATTAATTCTTCCAACTCGTATTCAACTGTTGAATGATTAGCGATACGCACTTGTGACGCTTTATTATTTTTTTGATGTACACTTCCGGGAAGACGAATAGGTTGGTGGGCTGATCCAAAACTAGGATCCGCTGCAATCTTTTGAGCTGCTAATTTTTGGGCTGAAGTTATACGAGTGATATCTGCACCTCTCGCAGGTTCTGTTAACTTCCAATATAAATGTCGCTTGTAAATATTGTCTTCCGTTTTTCCACCAGAATATATTTCTAAACTTGGTTGACCGAGTTGGGCGATAATATAATTTTTTGAGGCTTCGATATCACCGCTATCAATATCAACGACAAAACATGGATAGTTAATAATATCAGTAGCTTTAGCTTGATCCCTTGCAGCTACCGTACCAGGGATAACATAGACTCCCATTTTAAAGTTACGCCCACGCTCAACTAGTGGTCGCAATTGTTCGTGCATAACTTCTAAATTAGTAGTGGGGATCCAATGTAATTGTTGGTAGTGAGCCGTGCCACTAACTCCCTTCTCCATAAACATACGAATTGGAATAAATCCTTCGCAATAGCCGTACAAAGTTTCCAAGTACAACTTGATTGCGTCAGTATCTATCTTAGTAGGTTGACTAAAATCTCTTCTAAAACCTTGCATTACCAACCGTATTCATCCTCTGGCACCATGTTTTTAGTTGCCCTTATCTTTTTTTGGTGTTGGTAAAACTGCTAATGCAATGTTGCCATCTATAAATTCATTGAAAGCTGCGTCACTGTTGCCTTGAAAACTATCTTCATATTTATCAAAAATATCTAAAATTTGTTTTACTACTCCTGAATGAAAGTTACCCAAGATCTGTAATTGATCACGCAATAATTCAGCGTCATTGGTACACTTATCTACATGTTTATCGATCAGTGGTTGTACATGTTTATTCATAGCTGCGAATACTTTCTCTAAAGTTTTCTCAGCTGCATCTACTTTTTTCATAATGGTTTCTCCAAATAATAATCAGTTAATAAATGATCAGCAACGTGACCAACAATAGTCATAGCGGTGCCGTCAGTTCTTCTTAGTTCTCTCTCTGCAATCTCTCTTAACCCTGCCGTTGGATCTTGAAATTTTTGTATCATCTCAGTTAAATAAGATGAAAAGACTGCAACATAAGAACCTTTGTTATTGATATCTTCTTGGTATTTATGGAAGATTTTAACCGACATTAATCTGCCATCAGGCATAGGTCGGTACTGTGCGTTAATATAATATTTACCTGTCTCATGTAGGCATTTGACAGTTACACCATGTCTGCGCCAAGGTTCTTGAAGTGTTGTTTGCATTGGTTTTCTTTCTTTGGTTGTTAAATTGCTCGTTCACCCCAACAAGTTTTACGATAGTCACACCACTTACATTGAAAGTAAGACGGATCATTAAAACTTCTGGGTAATAGTTCGCCACGTTCAGTGGCAGTAATAATTTCAAAGGCTCGATCAGAATATTGTTGAGCGACTTCAGCGTCATAACCAACAAACTCATGCCAAACTTCAGCCGTATCTTTATTGACGACAGTAAACCAACATAGATTGTCAGTTAATTTCATGAAGGCCATGTAGAGCTGCACTTGTACATAGTAACCAAAGTTACTTTGCTTCACGCCTTTTTTCTTAAACTCATTGAACTTGGAATTTTTCATTGACTTGGCTTCCCATAAACATGGAAACCCATGCATGTATTGCTCTATGGTGTCTCGGTCTTGTACCCAATCTTCAATGCCTTTGATAATGCCGTCACAGTGACCAGATACTTTACCTTCTTTACCAACATTAAGAGTGAACTCCCATTGCTTACCTGTCTTTGGATTAACATCTTGTAAAATAATGCCACCGGTGCGCATCCAATCCACCATAAGTTCCTCTGACTTGTGACCAAAATCAAAAATTCTTAAAGTCTTACCTTGGAAATCAAAATCTTTGGGCTGACCCATGTAGCCGTACTGCACCTCACGTTGACAATCACGCCCAATAGCTGATGGGCCTAAGTATTTACGCCTTGTCTGCTTCTTATTTTTAGCTTCTATCCCTGTGTCTAAGGCTAGTGCAACTTTCTTATTAAAAAGTTCACCAGGGGTTGGGGAATAGTTCGTGTTAAATTTCATGAATAGAAACCCTTAAACCAACGACCAATTTTGCGTAGTACGATTGATTGATTTTCAATGTAATACTGCATACGACTGTAAGTCACATAACGTGCCTTAGTCTCTTCAACGATTTGTCGTCTTAACATTGAGTTCTCGTTCTTCAATGTGTTGTATTCCTCTAAAGTTATTTTGATCATTTTGTTTCCTTTCGTCATGGTTAATTAATTCCTTGTAATAAATTTATTATTTCTTGGAGATAAAATTGTGCTTTCTTATAATCTTCAATCGGCTTACCTTTGTGAGGCGCTCTCCAAGTATATTTTTGTACTTGCCCACGGCAGTAATTTAAGTAGCCTTCGTTACCGAGCATTGATTTAATTGAATCTTTGCATTCTATTTCGCCTTGTTTGTAGTGCGGTGGATGATTCACCATATCGTCAGTCATAATAATCTCTCTTTACTTGTAATAATGTTTCTAATGCGTCTGCTTCTTTTATTGGTTGTGTCTTTTTACTTTCTTCATATGGACACTTAACCAAACCACATGGGAAAGACATTTTTCTTGGCATGGCTTCAGTGCCATAACAATTGATTGAACATAAGTTACACTCGCCAACCACTGTCTTGTCTTTAATCATCTTCCTTACCAAAGCATCAGAACGATAAATTTTATCATCTAATGCAGCTTCAAGAATTGGTTTCAATTCTGAATCTTTATTACGTTCAATGACCGAATGAATAACCATTTGGAACGTGATTAAAGATTGTCTGAACCTTGAATCCAATAGATTCACTTTCTCTTCCAATACCTTTTGTTTTACTTTCCAAGGTATATGTACGCCTCTTGCTTTTTTCTTTTCGATCATGCAACCCTGCGACCCTCTAATAGTGCAATATCTCTTATGAGAGAGCCGTAAAACTTCCACTTGATCAAAGCTGTTGCTCGATACTTAGTCATTGAGTAGTCAAATAAATATTTGTTATTTAAAATTTTATGTTGCTTGTCAGTTGGTCGTTGCTTTAACCAAGACCGAGTTTTTTTAGCTGAGTCACTATGCTCGTGCTTACACATGAAATCATTTGCCACTGCTAATGCGTGTAATCTTTCGCCCGCGAATAATTTAAATGCTTGGCGCCCTTCTACTCGACCTACTGCACACCATGTTTTAGGATTTAGCTGTAACATCATGGCAAAACAATCGAAGCCTGTAGCCATAAATGTGTCATCCTGGCCGAATAGATCTACCCATAAAAATGGTGATTGTTTTAATAGATCAACCTCACGCATTTTAAAATCAACTACAATTTCTTTACCCATAGTTTGGATGCGTTTGTTTTGAAAACTGTACTCACAAAGCGGACACTCTAACGATGCAAGAGGCACTTCTGCTGAACATTCAGGACAGGTCTTGTGAGGGGAGCTATTTTTGTCCTTCTTGTCGACCGCCAGCAAATTTACCTCTTGCTCTAATGTACCGTGTAGGGATGAAGAAATACCAAAGTCTAACACGATACAATCTCTTTTATCGACACCAGGGAATTTTTCTGGGTCCACAATTCTCAAACCTCGGCCAATCATTTGAATCATAGTTGATTTATATGATGAAGGCCGAAGTAGAATAACGCAGCTTGTCGGCTGACTATCGAAACCTTCAGTCAAAACCATTACGCTAATTAGAACTTGGGTATTACCGTAGTCATAATTTTCGTAGATCTCTTTCCTCTCAGCTTCTGGTGTCTCACCTGTGATTAACTCTGCATTAATATTGCTATTCATGAATTCATCTAGAACACTTTCACCGTGAGCTACAGTTGAACAAAAGATAATTGTTTTACGATCACCAGCTTTATCCATCCAATGTTTCACCACTGATTTGTTGTGTGCTTGTTTATTCATGATGTCTTCAACGTCTTGCATGTTGAAGTCGTTCATAGTTTGTCTAACTTCTTTTAATTTATCATTGTAACCTAAGTCGATTTGATAGGTCACTGGCGGTACTAATAAACCAGTCATAATTAATTCACCGATGTGAACTTGATCAGCACAATTGTTCCAAATGGTGCCGAGTGTTTTACCGTCACCTCGATTAGGTGTTGCGGTAACTCCGAACACTTTCATTTTTGGATTTAAGGTTCTAGCGTGTTCAATAATTTTTAAATAACTGTCACTAGCTGCATGATGAGCCTCATCAATTACACACAAATCAATTGGTGGTAGGTTCCATAAATTTTTCTCACGGCTCATAGTTTGTGCCATGGTGAAAATAGCATTACCGCTATAATCTTTGTTGTCACCGTTGACTATACTTGTTGGAATCCCTGGATTAATTCTGTTAAATGTACCTAAATTTTGGTTCGTGAGTTCGTCACGATGTTGGATAACTAAAGTCTTATCTGACTTCATTTTACCAATAATATCTGATGTCACTACAGTTTTGCCATAGCCTGTCGCTGCTACCAAAAGGGTATTACCTTTTGTATTAAGTGCATCAATGCACTTGGTTACTGATTCTTCTTGGCGAGGTCTAAGAATCATTACTATCCTCTGGCTCAAATGTAAATTCACTGCCGTCATCAAGTTGAACTTCTAATACTTCTAGATTAATTCCAGCGTCTTGTAAGAACTCCAAAATATCACTTTGAGATCTTGACTTAGCACGTCTAGCTTTCTCTTTTTTAAAATCGATAATGTCGGCCATTATATTTTCTTCCGTGATAGGGCGTAGGTGAAAGGAGGGGGATGAACAAAAAACCCCAAAAATTCCTACGCCCCTTAATTTATTTTATGAACTGTAACTTTCTTGTTGCCAAGAAGGTTGACCCCAATCGCCACCCGAAGCAGGTTGTGCTTCATTAACCTGTTGGTCTAGTTTACCTAAGTCAGTTGCATTGAATTCAGCAGCTTCATCCCTTGGTAAAAAAGTTTTCAGATTAGGTTGACGACTTGCCATGATTGTCTGATATTGAGGATCGTTAGGAAGTATAACCTTCTTAACAGAATTCTTATCATCAGGATAATCAAGGTTTGTGCTTTTCTCTAGTTTGAGAATTGCTGCAAACTCAAGTCCGTTCATTGCCATAAATCCGTCATCACCGAGATTAAACACTGCATTGTTTGAACCATCGTTCATGACGTTGTTAGCGGAAGATAATACATCACCAATAAAAGTCTCACTCATTCTTAAATGAGTCAGAATTTTTTTGTACTTAGCCGCATAATTATTTGCTGGGCTACCTGATGTACCATTTCTTATAGCATCTAGAATCTTTGGATAATGTGTTTGCTGTGATCCTTGATCAATAGCATTAAACATTTCCAAAGTTGGCTTGTCCCCAAGATCGCTTTGGATAGGGTGATAGGAATTCATTAACTGTGCATTCCCATGACTTAATACAGTCATAGTAAAAGGCACTTGCCATGTTCCAGCTCCACTAAGGTAAGCATTATCTTGAGTTTTCACACCGTTTTCCACTTGTTTTGCGATGTGTTTTAGGTTGACCGCAATGCCTAAAACAACGGGAGTACCGTCTGGTAGGGCTTTACGTTCATTAGTTTCCATGACTATATTATTCTCTTTCAAGAATTGGTTCTTAGATTCAGCATGAGCCGTCATAGTGGCTTTACTAAAATCGGTATTAAATGTATTATTCATACAAGTCTCCTTTGGTTTTGGTGACTTTAGGGGCAGAGTTTGGTTTGGTAGTGCTTACTGTATTCTCTGCTCCGCTATTTCCACTCATTTTTTTGAACAAGTTTTCCCATGAAGGCTGTTCAATTCCCTCCAAGCGACCACTACGATCTTTCGCAGGATACCCTCCAGGGTTGGGGCTAGTACAAACAAAGGCTCTTGTTGCCTTCATTGTGTCGTCTTGTTGCTTCATTGGGATGTACGCTAATGTAATAACTTCATCAACGATTCCCGGAAGTTCGTTTTTAATCCGTCTACCTTCAGCTTCAATTACATAAGACTTACGACCTAAATCGTCTTCCTCAGTATTTAATTTGCATGAAAATATAACGGTCTTTTCGTGATTGTGTTGCCAATGACGTAACGCACTTAATACATCTGTTGCCATGTTACCGTAAACTCGCATCATATTATTTGATGTCTCTAGGGCTTTATGGTGGGCAAATGCACGTTTAGTTAGATCACTAATACTATCAATGAAAAAAACATCAGCGTCTTGAAACATTTTTTTCTCTGCTTCAACATTAAACCCAGAAGCTGCACGTTGTTGCATAACATGATCATGATGTGCTTGTGACATTGGGCTTGATGGATGTGCTGATTTATCTGGCCCACATGCTAAAACAGTTATATCTAAGAAGTCTTGAAACTCTGCGATCTTAATTGTTTGCACATGGTTACCGCCTTCAGTTCTTAACCATTGGTTCACTGTCATTAATCCGCTCTCAATATCAAGTACAATAGTCTTCATATGTTTAGGGATGGTTTGAATGGTATAAGTTTTCCCTATACCATATTGGCCTGTTAACAAGATTTTCGGTCCCTGGCTTTGCAAGTGTTCCGCTCGTTGATCAGGCGTGATTATTGAATATCCGCTCATGATTTTAGATCCTTTTCAGTTAATTTATAAGAAGTTGATTTCTCAACGATAGTTCGATGAGGCTCTAAAAATCCTCTAACGGCTTTAGCTAATGGTTCGTCACTTGCTTTAAGTTTAGTCCAATTAGTCTCAGATACTTCTATCTTGACCGTGACTCCACATTTAGATAACTGCTGAAGAAACTCCATAGCTTTGTCATCTATCTGATTAACCACTTTTAACATGGCTTTATGATCCCACTTAATAGCAACAGGGCTAGAAGCTGATATAGATACTTGAGGGTTTTCTTGGTCATTCCAAGATACTTGGCCAATAGTATTTTTAGCTGCTCTCGCACTCTCTGCTTGAGTATTAAAAAGTCTGGACAAAACATCCTGAAATTGTAAACTTTTTAGCTTTGTGTAATCGGCAGTGCCTTTGATTTGTGATTGTAGCTCAATTAAATCATTAGTATTTAGATTTACTGAGCCTTGGGGGTTTTGAGTCAAATCATCTAGTATTTCTAGGGTTAAATTTGACTGATTTTGAGCATTTTGCATTATTTTACCTTCCTTAATGTAGGCAGACTATATAATAACTGGAAGGTATGCTCGGATATAGAAACTAAATAATCTGCCTTATAATATTGTCGATTCGAAGCATACTCGAACCTTGAATGCAACGTTTACAGTAAAAATATAAATCATACAAGAATTAATTTAAATTAATTTAATTATAAAAAACTATATTTAATTGAATTTAATACTTGACAGTGTTTACAATTATGATCTAGGAATATGACGTTAAAAAATACTAATAAATTTTATGTTGAAAAAAAATATTTTAAATGTTCTAAAGGGTGCTGATAGAGGTAAAACTCTAGAAATACCCCCAAGGAATATTATGGATAACGAGACGGTTGGTGTTGGAGCGTACTTTAACAAAGACGGTGAATACGTTTTGCGAAGACCTGAAGATAATTTTTATTTCATTATTGATCGTATTCAAACTGACAAAGGTTTGAAGCTGAATGATATAGCTTCTAAAACTGGGGTCAGTGTCAAAACTTTATATAATATTCAAAAAGAATATCGTGAGCCTGGAGAAGGTCACACCACTACAATCGCTGTTATAAAAAAAGTATTTACTAAATTTCCTCAATATAGAAAAGATTGGGAAGAATATAAGAGTGTAATGCCTGTTGAGAAAAAAGATGAGGTTTTACTTAATCTAATTTACGACAGAGATTTATATGTAGAGATACCAATGCTTGGTAATTGGTATTCACAGATTAATGACCCATCAATTAGTTCATTGGAACCCAATCAACATCCAACAATGTTACTACCTAAATTTATAGCTGGATTAAATCATTCTTCTATTAATGATGATCTTGGTTCTAAGTGGTATGGGTTATACAGTCGATCACCAAGATACACAGGTACTTCAATTGTTGGGCAAATGGGTGAGTGCTTTCCTGGTACTAAAATTTACAAAGCATCAATACATAATTGGACAATTGTTAAATTTAAAGATCAAAGAAAATATTATAAAGGTTTAATTTATTGTTCTATGATCCCCACTAAAAAAACAGATCAAGTTGATTTACTTTTTGCTCAAAATGGAGATGATATTGGAAATCCAGAAGACAATCAATTGTCTATAATAAGAGATGTACCCCTTGTAGATATTGAATATACCTTGCCATTTATTACAACTGTAAGTCAAGCCACTCTTGATTTATGGATTAATCACATGCAAATGCAAACCAAAACCAAAAAAAATGAATCAGAGGCTAAAAAATAAAAAAGAAATTGCTACATATTTAGGGCTAAGTTATCCCAATTTTTTGGCCAAAGAACACCGTTTACAGGCTGTTGGCTTCCCTAAATTAGAGCTGGTTGTTAACCGCTACGACATAAAAAAAGTCGAGGCTTGGCTAGACAATGACACAATTCAGCGGGATAGTGGCTTAAAAAAACACTATGAAAATAAACTATCCATACTTAAAAATAATAACTAGACGATCTCGTTCTAAAAAATCTAAAAAAATAATTAAAAAAGACTATTACTATTTTCGTGATAAAAAATATCACGCTAGAATTTCAGTCTCACCAGACCATCCACAATTTCATAAAATGTATACCGCAATCGATAGCAGTCTTGCTGACGCTACCACTCATGGTACTGTTGGGTGGGCTTGTGATTGGTATCTAAAATCAAAACATCATAAGTCTCTTAGTGATTTTTCACAACGAGATGATAAAAAATTTTGTAAGGCTTTAAAGGAAGTGATAGGTGATTATAAATTAAATTTAATTACCGCTATAGATGTTAGAGATTTTAAAGATGACTATGCTGAAGTTAAATCTAATGATGCAGCTAATAAAATTTTAAGTTTTATGCGTAAACTTTTTAATCAAGCTGAACTAAGAGAGTTGCAACCAATTAATCCGTTTGCAAAATACGGTAAGTTAGCAACACTACCTAGGGATCAAAGGTGGGAAGATGATGAAATAGCTTTAGTGCATAAACATAAAGATGACTTGCATCCAAATAACTATTTAGTTTTTTTAATGGGATTGTATACGCTCCAAAGAATTGGAGACATTTTAGACCTCGATCGAGATCAATATGATGGTGAGAAAATATCTTTACAACAAGCAAAGACCTTGAAGAAATCAAGGAAATTGGTGGGTTTTCCAGTACATAAAGATTTAAAAATTGTACTTGATAAAAGTTTACAAGGACACAATCATCATAAACTGTTACAACAAAATTCGTACTGGAGTTTTAGAAAAGATTTTGATAACTTTAGACGCAAACATAATTTGTCGCAAAAAAGATTTCATGATTTACGCAGAACAGGAATGGTTAAAATGGCTGAGTTGGGAGTAAATGATATTATGATCTCGGCTGTATCTGGTCATAGTCTTGAGTCTACTAAAAGAATACTTGAAACTTACTTGCCGAGAAATTATAAGATGGCAAAGAAAGCAATGGATACTTGGGAAAGTGGTACGCTTTAATTTAAAAGTGGTACGCCCTAATTAATTTTTCGCAGTTTTCTAGTACGGCTCGATAGCTCAGTTGGTAGAGCAAAGGACTGAAAAACCTCTGGTTTATGCCCTAAGTCATTGATTTCATTGATAGGGCGTACCACTTTGGAGTAAAAAAAACTCTATATAAAGCAAGAAAAATAAAATTAATTGGTACGCTTTTTTCCGTATAGTTTTGTCCAAGACCAACTATTAATCTTACCTGCGTACTTATTAATTATTTTTAATATTGTTCTCATATATTTATCTTAGTAGTGGGTTGCCTTGTTCCGCTTTAAACTCTGTTAACTTTGCTTCCATGTAGTTAATGGCAGCTTCATTAATTTTAATTAGTGCTTTCATTGCCTGTAAGTCAGACTGTAAGGCTTCAATTTTATCACTTAAACCATCTTCTGATTCTGCAATACGATCATGTATTTCTGTAAGATCAATTGATTGTACCTTCTTTTTTTCAATGACATCTAGTCTTTGGTTAAATGTACCCCAGGTATAAAAACCACCTCCGATTGCCGACAACAATGCTATAAGCATTCCTACTGTTTGTAGTTTAGATATTATTTGCATTTTTTAACTCCATTAATTTTTTATATGCGTCTTCTGTTTTAATTTTAAATGTTTCCATTTTTATCTCATGTGCAGTCACAGGGTCATCGACTGCCAAAGAAACTTGTTGTTGATATATTTCATAGTCATAACCGACTAAATCTATTTGCTTAAAGAAATCCATATTACCATCAGGAAAATCTAATTGGTTCTCAAAGAAACTTTCATTAACTGCATTGTAACTAGCAAGACTTACTTCTTGTTGAATAATATCTCGATTTAAAATCTCACTTACTACTGACAAAGTTACTTCTACTCGTTGCTTAATATCGCTTATCTTCTCAGCAATTGCTTTTTCAATCTGTACAGATTTAGTATCAACCTCTATCTCTTCTTGCTCGGCTAAGTCTTCTTCAACGGGTTCGTCAATAACTTCTGGCTCTGCTTCTGAGGTTGGTTCGATTGGTTGCTCTTCCAATTCTGCTGTCTCTTGCGGTTGCTCTGGGATAAACTCCTCGTCAACGGGCTGTTCATTCTCAATGGCATTCTCTTCTACGACTTCAATTTCTTCGATTTCTTCTTCGTAGACTTCTTCTTCGTAGACTTCTTCTTCGGGCTGATAGGGGGTAGGCTCTGTGGAAATAACAGGTTCTTCAGCCATAACAATTTCTTCATTAGGTTCAACATATATATCCTCATTATTAACGGTTTCTGTGGTGGGTTCTTCAATCGGTTGTGTTCCGACATCATCTTGATTATTATACTCAGGTTCATACTCTTCTATAAATTCTGCTTGGTTAAAATTTTCTTCTACAATTGGTTCTTCGTTCATAGAAATTAAAGGAAGTTCATCATTGAAAACTACTTGCTCTTCTATTTCAAAATCGATTTGAAAGTCTTCTTCAATGTTGATTTCATCTGGCTGATCAATTTGAATACTGTCAGTGGTAAAGTATTCAATTTCAAAAAGGTCTTCATCCATGACTGTGATCTCTGTAGTAACTTCAAGATCAAACTCTTCAGGTTCCCAAGTATCTGTATAATCGTAAATAATATTAGTATTAATATTAAAAATATCTGTAGTGTCTTCGATAGTTTCATAAGAGTAATCTAGGTTATCTATAAGCTCTTCAGCCGCTGCAATTTCATCTTGACCTGGGCATTGAGGCGGATTGAATTCATGACAATATTTTGTTTCTACAACAACATTTTCGGTATAAGTATTGTAAGTTACATTTAGTGAAGGCGACCTAATATCTACCCCTGCATGACCTTTGTTGTAATTAACTTGAGCATCATTAATAATATCAAAATCAAACCGTGCTGTTAATGTGCCGTGAAGAATATCTTGGCTTGGAGTTACGATTAAAGTATTTTGATAAGGATTAAAAACATAGTTATGGTTAGTTGTATCCTCCAATAATAAAATTTGTGTTATACTGTCACCATTACTTGTTGTTGCTGTTTGCGTCATCGTAACGGTTGACTCAACTGGGTTCCACCATCTAATATCAGCACCAAACACACTAGTAAAACCACCCTGGAGTTCTTGTAAAGTAAGATGGTCTATTGAATTAATTGTAGTCTCTGCATACTTTCCATCCTTACCTGTCATATACATAGACTCATTACCCAAATCACTTGAGTCGGGAAACATAGTACCAACCCAAGTGCCATCAATAAAATTTTGGCTAATTAGATTTCCACTAGTTGCAGGGTTGCCTATTGAATAGGTATAAGTTGTCTGAACGTCTCCAACATTTGGCGTGTCATAATCTATGACTACGCTATCGGCTTTACTTATTGTTGTTAAACTTAACCACACCGCCAGAGAAATTAATAACTTCTTCATCTTGGTTTTCCTCTTGTTCAATTTCTTTATCAACTGAATCTATGTAACGGAGGTCTTTAGTGTAAGTTTCATAATCAGGTCTTAACTTAGGATACTTTTGGTAATGTGCTTCAGCCTGACTTCCAATCAAACCCATGTAAGGACAATGAGTTGAGGCATGAGCCATTGAAAGAAAGATTCTTTCATCAGTACATAGTAAAGCCAAACTCGCAACTTTCATTCCCATCAAATGCAAAGTTTTAGCAAGTAAAACTAACTCACATGTTTTATCTCTTTGATGACTTGCAACTGAAACACCAAGGCCGAATTTTTGAATACCACCAGACACTGATGATGTACAAACCATTTGATTCATGTTGCCGATTGCCGCTGCATTCGCACTTGGTACGACTCTTGTGTCGCCAGCGTAGCTTGAATTATTAGTAGTGCTAGTTGTGTTGGTTACTTGTGAGCTACCACTTTGGTAATTTGTGGTACTGTCCGTGTTCATTCCTCCTGAGATTGAGGTGTTAGTGCCTGAAGTATTTGTCTGTGTTAAGTCAGTTGCACCTGAACCAGTGACATCCGCCATGGCTTGATCCATTAACCAACTAAAGAAAAACAATACTAATGTAATAGTTATTGTTACTGCTAATATATTTTTAATCATCTTCTTGCTGCCCTTCGATATTTTTTTTGGTTCTTACAACACACACCAAGTCTGTTCTTTTCAACGGTGTGGTTAACACATGTTCGTGAATGATCAGTCATACGTTCTTCATTTTCTTTAAGAAAATTGACTAACTGAGTAAAAGTTTTTACTTTGCCTGTGGAGGGGTGAGAGTAATTAGACTTCTTCGCCATAACGACTTTCACAATAAAATTCAAAACCTTGTAGTTGGTCACCGTACTCAATTAAATGAGGTGCAAGTAATTCAACTTTATTGTCAGTAATAAATTTATGACAACTCCATGTATCTTGGAAAGATCTTTGTAAATACTCTCGGCTGAATTGATCACCTTCGTAAAACGTCAGCATTATAGTAATAACAAAAAACATTATTTTTTAACCAACGAGCCACCAAAATATAAACCGATAATAGCTGACACTAAGTTGGTATCTAATGGAGTTATAACTAAGCCTTTAAGTGGTACCCAATTCATTACATCTTTACCTTCAATGAATAAAAACCCTGGTTTAAATTCTGTAAAGCCCACCACGACTGGTGTATCTGGTGCAATCAACGGAACTATTTTTGGTAGAACTACAATTGCTAATACAGAAACTAATGCAATAATTCTTCTGGTCCACTGAAACCCTTCATTTTCATACTCTCGTGCTTCCTTAAAAGCTGCTGTTTGTACTTCAGCTCTGGCCAATAACATTTTTTGTTCTGCTTGTTTGGCTTTGATACTTTGTGACCATATACTCATAACTCCACCTAATACGGTTGAGCCGAGCATGGTAATCATCTCGAACGGCATTTTATCTTCTCCTAATTGTTTTGTGTAATTAATTTACAGAGTTTAATAAACTCTTTTTGCTTTAAATCATTTTTTGCAACATTCACATCAGCACATACCAATTGAATATTTTTTTTTGTGTAACCCTTATCGCTGTTAATGCGATCAATACTTATGTTGGTGTTGCATTTTTTATTTAAACCAATAATGCGAGTCATTGGTCTTTTAGATAAAGCACACAAACCTTGTTGTTTTTCTAATAGCTTTAATAAAAAATCTATATCAACAGAGATAGGTATCTTGCCGTGACGATTAGATCTTCTGCTATGAGTTAATTTTCTTTTTAAAAACGAACGATTAGTTTTAGCGTATCGTTCTTGTAGTTGTGACGACTTGCAGATCTTACATGCGTCTACAGTCGGATTTTTCCGATGAGTATTATTAATGTAGAATTCACTTATTGCTTTTTCTTTATTACAAATACGGCAAATATGCCTTCTTTGATGAAGCATTCATAAACCAAACCGAGCGTACCAGTTTGTTTAAAAGATAATACCTAACATAGATTGAACTGTGTCTGCGAATATTACTGCTAACATTATAGCAAATCCTACGGCCAATTTATAGATCTGGTTAACACTTTTTTTCAGTTCTTGAACTTCAAGACTGAGGTTCTCCATTTGATTGTCGCGCATAATTAATACTTCCTGTGATAGTAGTGCAACCTTCTTATCTAATTCGATGATTGCTTCTCGATTTTGTTGTGATTGGGTAGCCATTTACTTCATATCCTCTATATATTTTAAGTACTCTGGTCGTTGAGATTTTCTTAACTTCTTAACTGTATTAATTGCTCTAGGTGTTCTAAGGTTTCTAAACATTCTGCGGATGTAACCATTGTTAATAGGAATATCATCCTCTCGTGCTTCAGTTCTAATACGATTTAATTCTTCTCTAAACTTCTCAGGATTGGTTTTGGCATAACGTGTATATACATATGCCATGTCGGTATAAACTTTTTTTGTTTCACGATCTAAATTGTTATCATCAAACATTAATAGTTCATTTAAATCAGATTCTAGTGAGAACTTAGTAGGGCGACCACCAATCATATAGTTAAAGACATCAAGTCTAGATACTTTATTACTGACTACTTGCCCTGATTTGTAACCACTAGTGTAAACAATGTTAGATGGACTAGCTAAGTTCTTCATGATTGTCTCAGCATACAATTGTAAGGTACTCATATCGGTTGTTGCTAGTACTGCCAAATCTTGACCGCCTGCTAACATCTCAATACCTTTTAATGGTTTACCAATACCACTTGTAATATTAACTGTTTGATCACCAAAAGTAGCACCAGCTTGTTGTAGCTTACGAGCGTTAATTAAAGTAGATATAAATGGACCCTTAAATTGATCCATTAAGTTATCACCTATACTTAAACGATCATTGTAAGGAATAAATCTATTACCTAAACCAACCCTAGAAGATATATCTTGGCCAATTAAAGTAGGTAAACCTTTAACAAAAAGGTCAGCCATCATACCACTAGTTTCACCGTTAGCATGAGCATCTAAATTAGTACGCATTAAAAATTTAATTGGTGAATACTCATCACCGAATAAAGATCTGATTAACCAATCAAGAGCTTGTAAACCAGGTAATCCTAATGCTCCCGCTAGTATATAAATGTGTAGTAATTGTTTTAACATTACCTTACGCATCTCTTTAATTCTAGCGACTGCTTCTTCGGCAGTCTCAATAGTGCCATCGTCTTTTTCTAAACGAGTGTTTGGATTAAATGGATTGAGTTCAGCATCTTTCCATATACCTAAAGTAAATGCAGTTTGTTTGAATAAGAAGTTTTTAAATTGCGTTCCAACTTTTAAACCTTTTATTCTTAAAATTTTTGATGTATCAGATTTGTCATAGAAGAACTGTGTATCGTTCCACGCTTTTTGGCCATCAAATCTAGCTTGTTTTTCTGTCTTGCCGTTGTTGGTAGCTCTAGTATGTCCTGCCGTATAAGCCATCATACGGTTAAAGACTTCTGCTTTTTGAAATAAGAACATAGAGTACTTAGCAATAGTGCCACGATCTAAATTCATTTCAGTACCATCAGTAAATAGACCTTGGTCTACATCTACACCACCTTCATCAAATCTTTGATCCCACATAGTAGTAAACTCAGTGTCAGTACCAGTCATTTTACCACGAGTATAACGTGAAAGAATTCCATACGATTGTATTATTTCGCTGTAACTATAAAGTGCTGAAGTATTAATAAAACTTTGCGATAAGTTAACAATTGGTGATAGTAAGTTCATAAACATACCTAATTTAGTATGTGCTGAGATACCTAAAATTGCTTGTATAGTAGGATCAAAAACTTTAGTTGATCCATCTTCGGATACTATACCTGCGTCTGAAGAGGCTTTTACTCTGCCGTAGACCATCATTCCTAACGGTACACCTATAATTAAACCAATAACAGGAGCGCCAAAAATACCTACGACACCTGCAGCTCCTAATCCTGTCATACCAGAATAAAGTGTTGCTCGATCTAAGCCTTTAACTTTACCTTTAGTTAAGGTGTCAATACTATTATCAACTGTATTAAAAAATGAATCAAATACACTATCAAATGTATTTTCGAAACCGCCTTCAACATTACTAATGTCATTGATAAAGTTTCTAAATTCGTCTTTCATTAAGTCATCAACTGATGAATACTCTCCATCGTCTAATGCTTGTTGTATTTCATTAGCGTCATATTTCATTTCATCTAATATTAAGAAACGCATGACGTTTTGAATATGTGAACCTAATATCTTTTGAGTGTCAGTTGAGTAACCTTCAGCACCTAATCGTTCTTTTTCAAATGAAGCGGTAACTCTTCTATCACCCATTTTAACATTTAAGTCTCTATTAATTTGAGCTAATGATTGTCTACCTGTTCTAACATCTTCTAATTGATCCGCAGTTAAAGATACTGCTAACTTTTCAATTGTTTTATCATTAAGTGTAGTTGCACTGACAGCACTGTCAGCCCAAGTTGTTCCTCTATTTATAACTACAATTTTATCGTCTTTATACTTAGGGTTAGCTTCAATAAAGTTTTCTGCTGCTTGTCTTGCTTGAGCATCTGTATCAAAATAACCTTGCTCACTAAATATGTTTTTAACTTTACCGTCTGCGCTAACAATTCTAACACTATGACTACCAAACCATATATGAGGCAGATAACCATCATTAGTTTTAATATCAAACTCAGGTTTTATTCTAGAATTCTCAATATCAATCATTACAATTTGACGATTTAATTTTAATTGATATGGGTTACTACCTTTGTAGCCTCTTTTATAACCAATCTCTTTTTCAATTTCTCTAATACGCTCATTTAGTCTATTAATATTTTCTTCTCTAAGTTTGGCTTTCTCAGCATTTCTTAGTTTAGGAGTACGATAAACTCTTTTAAGTTGATTATATATTTCTTCACGTTCTTTTAAAGATTCAATGATATCAATCTCGGCTCTTTCTGCTTCAAAATCAGCTTTAGCTTTAGCCGCAGCTTGGGCTTGGGCTGTTTTAACTGCATCACTTTCCATGATTAAGTTTTCTAATTGTTTGCCGTTCTTGATGTCAACCCCTGGAAAATCTTTAACAGTAAATTTCATTGACCAACCAGAAGCTACTGAGTCACCGTCAGGGAGTTTTACTACATAACCTATAATTTTTTTAGTTTTAGGATCTTTAATACGTTCAACAATTTCAACTTTAGTTGCACCTTTAAACTCAGGTGTTTCAAGACTATCAAATGTTTCTTTTACGTCAGCTAATAAGTCTTTTAATCTTTTAGTAGCTTTAGGTCTAATGTTGTCGTTGTGTTCGTTAATTAATGTACCAAGTTCATCAAGGGTGTTACGAGTTTCATTGTAACCATCAATACCTTCTTTAGTTAACTTGATTGTTTTATCACCAATAACAATACCCTCTTGTAACTCTGCTAATGAATACTTCTTACCTTGGCGATCACCTTCTACTATAATTGCAGATACATCTGCACGTTCAGCTTCAGGAACTTTACGCCAAACATCATTGTATCTCTTAAAGATACGACTCATTTTTGAGGTTACACTTTGTGTATTAAATTGAAATTTTTCTATAACTTTTCTAACTTGAGGATAGACATAAGTACCATCAGGATTACGCATACTCCAAAGTTTTAATGGGCTTTGTACCCACTTTAAAAAATTTACTTTCCATTTCTTAGGTGCTTTCTTACCTGAAGTACCATCACCGTCACTGCTATCACTTTCAACACCAGCTTCATCAGGCACAATTGGCTCTGCAAGTTCTGCAAGTTTTTCTTCTTCAGTCATCTCATCAACTACAACTTTAGCTTCTGCTTCAGTACGTTCAACGGACTCTGTAACTGCTTCGACAATTTCTGGATCTTCTATAATTTTACTTATAGGTAAGCCAGCTTCTAGCATTATGTCAGTTTCGCTAGAATCAAATTCTTCAGATCTATAATCTTCAAGAAATTCTTGCTCTTCTATTCTAAATGGCCACATACGCATATTAGGTATGTATAATAAATTTTCAGTTTCAACTTCATAATGATCTCTAAGTTTATCAAGTGCCTCTTCAATTACATCTTCATCAAATTTTCGATTTAAATTCTGCTCACCTTTAAATGGAGTAAAGTTTTTAAATCCAACTGGGGTGTTATCAGAGAACCGAGGTCTAAGAGCAGGTGGCGCTCTTTGGTTAATAAATTTAGATCGCCATATTTTATTACTAGCTCTATTATCCATTAAGAATTTAAAGCCAGGAGTTGCTTGGGTAGTAGCAAATATTTTTTCCCATATCTCAGAAACTCTTTTAAAGAATTTTTCTGACATTGTTTTTGGTGGGATTCTTTCCATAGACCATCGAGCAGTTTGCTCAGCAAACCATTCAGAAAAACTTAATTGATAATTTGCTCCGTACTTGCCATCACCTAGAGTTTCATCTACAATCTTGTTATCAATACGGTTTTGTTTAAATTCAAAATTACTAAATCGATTTAAATCTAAAACAAGACTATCTACATCAAGTGTACCGTCTTTTAATAAGTAAGTTGTATTACCTGAATCTCTTAAACCTTGACCACGTTTAATATTGCGAAGGCCTACTATAGTTCTAGATGTGCCTTCTTTATAAGCTGGAGACGCAAACATCTGAGTAAGTTTTCTAGATACATTTGATTTATTAAATTCTAGATTTTGTTTTTTATTGCCTTCACTTAGGTACGCATAATAATCTCTTAGTACTGCAACCTTTTCTACATCAGTTGTATTATTAAATAATTCCCATTCTAAAATGTGACCAACTTCATGAGCAACTGTGTTTAAAATAGAAATGTCTTCAGTTGATCTTTGTAGTTCAGCATTTTGTATACCAGGAAAAAGTTTTGCTCTTTCACCTCTAGTGTTTGATGTATTTAAAAATATTTTATAAGTATGGTTTTCTAATGCATCTGGTCCAAATTCATTAACAAAACCATAAACATCATCAGCACCACTATCTAAAATGTAATCTTTGGCATACTTTTCGTATTGTTCTTTTATTTTTGTTAATGCATCTTCGTTGCGACCAATATAAAGTTCATATATAGTCATGTTTAAGCGTTTAGCTTCTCTTCGAATAAAGGCTTTTCTACTTAGGCGTGGTTGAACATTATGTTTTTCTAGAACTTCAGCTTTAATCTTGCCATTTTTTTGTGTATCCTTGTCGGTATAAAAAAAGATATTAATATCTTCTTTCATATTAAGTTTTTCTAAAATTTCTTTAGCATAACCTAATGCAAAATCTGGAACATTTTCAGTTCCAATTACTTTACCATCTAGTGCGCCCCCAAATGGACCAAACTTAGGTGTCGATTTAGTTGGAACTGCTGGTCCTTTAGTTTTCTTCTTAACAACTTTTTCTTCTGCACCAAAAGTATTTGACCAAGACTTTTTGTCATATTCTAATTTACTGCCATCAGGTAAATAAAAATCTAAAATTTTATCTGAGTATTCATTTATCTCACTCTGTTGTTCTGTTAAAAATCTTTGATCGCTAGGTGCATCTAATAAAAGAGGAATAGCATTAACGCCTTCTTCAAGATAACTTTTAATAATATTTAAATCATCTGCCCTCATCACGCCTAATGTTAATTTACCCTTACGATCTGAAACTTTAATATTTTGTATTAATTTACCATCATTTGTTGATGTTCCTTTATTATTAATAACACCTGGAAATAAAGATTGATTAGATCTAATTGCCATTTTGGTTTCATCAATAAAACCAGACTCACCAAATGCAGGGTTATTAACTGCTGTACCAAATTGATCGACTAACTTTTGAGCTTGATCTTTATTAATAAAAGCAACCTTACCTAAAAATGGTATTGCATCTTTTGATCTTCTTTGATCTTTTAATCTTGTTCTTAATGCTGCTTGTGATTTAGCTTCTTTGTTACTAGCAACGGCTCTTTGGACAGAAGGTCTTCTTTTGTTGAATGATTGTTGAGTATCAATAAGTGTCGCTGTATCTGCTATGTCTTTTGGATCTAACTCCGTAACAGTTTCGGCAACTGGTTTAGTGTCGGTAGTTGGTTTATTGTAGATGCCTCTTTTTTCAGCTTCTTTTTTAAGAGCAAAACCTTCACGCATTTTAGAATAATAAGCACCATCACCAGTTGCTTTTGCTTCTTTTATTTCTTTAAGACTTCTTCTTCTATCTTCTAGAA